CCTTAAATTTAATTTATTATTTTATTATTTCTTAGGTATTAATGAAGTCCAATCTTCTTTTTTCTTAATTGAAAAATTAAAAATTGGAATCTCTGTTTCATTTTTCTTGGTTCTCTTTGCAAATTTTGTAGATAATTCTTTTGAAGCAAACATAAGTTTAAATTCCTTATCCATATCTTCAAGAGATAAATTTTTATCTTCTACTGATTTAATTTCTTCAGCAGTTAATACTTTAGAGAAATTTTCAATTAATTCTGTTTTAAGTTGTAATTGTTGTGTTTCAAATGCTTCTTGTTGAGCAATTTCAATGTTAGATTTAAATTCTTGAAGAGAAGTGTTGGTTTTAGTAAGAATTTCATTTGAACTAATAAGTGTTTCATTTTCTGTTTTTAGAGAATTGAATTCTGATTGAATAGTTTCAATTTTTGATTTAATAATTTCATTTTCATTCTTTACAGAATTAAATTGCTCAGTCAATAAAATATTATTTTCTTCATATTCAGATATTTTTAAATTCAATTCTCCAATTTCAGGTTGCACATCAAATTTATCTTGAATTTCTTTAATAGCAAATTCTTTCTCAATAGAAAAATTCTCTTGCAATTCTTTTTCTTTTGTTGATAATTCATATTCAACTGCTTCTTTTGGAAATAATTCAAATGCCATATCACCTTCAACAAAATCAACTATTTCAAATTTCTTTCTTTTTTTGGATTCAAAATCTATAATAACTTTATCTCCACTCATAGTATAAACAAATCCATATAAATTCCAATTTTCTTGTCTGTCATAAGCAAAAACTTCAGTATCATTGTGTTCTGTATAAGAATACTTTGAACATTCATCTCCCCATCTATCTCTAAACTTTTCTACTCTTAAAGCGTTTGCAATTTCTTCTTGTTTTTGAGAAGCTAATAGAGCAAAATGTTCATTAATCTTTTCTTTTAATTGTTCGATAGAAAATTCTTCTATGTTAAAATTAAAAGAATCTAAAGTAAGATTATACTGTTCCAATAGTTTAATTTTTTCTTCCATATCATTACCTCCTTCATTTGTCATTATTTTTTTATCACCTCCTTCAACGGAAGTGTTAACTAAATTGCTAATTTGATTATTAAATTCAAATAGCAAATTATTAAACTGAGATTTAAATTGTTCATTAAAATTATATTTATTTACTACTACTGATGCTTGTTCAAAACAAGGATCTACATTATTTTCACCGATTTCTCCATTCTCATTTATATCTTTTCCAAGTAAACAAAGTGCAGAGTATTCAAATGAATTTATCTGGAAGTTTCCACTCTCTTTAATTGAAAAATCACTTACTGAAATTTCCATGCTTTGATTAATTCCATCATCAATGACCTTTTGTATTTGTTCTGGATACCTACCTGCCCAAAGTACAACATCTGCTTGAAGATATTTATGTATTACTCCATTATCATCAAGTTCAATCCATTGTGCATTGTGATTTTCTTTTACTACACCATAAGGCAACCAATTACCAACTATAGGTATTAATGACAAACTAGGCATTGCATTGGTAAATGCTAATTCTGTAATATCAGATAAATTTCTATTATCTCCTTGATATGCAATTAAAGCAGTACCTTCAACAAATTCAGAATTATTAACTTGTACAAAATCATTATTAAATTTCACCTTTAAACTAGAATGTTTATTCATATTTCACCACCTTTATTGATAATTTTTTAAAACATTAATTTATTACTGACAACACATTTGCTTTTATCAATTTGATTAAAATTAAATTTATTATTAATATCAATAATAAAAATCCAACATTGTTTATTATCAATTTTAGATTCCTGAAATAACTTTAATTCTTTTTGAAGTTTATGTTTTTCTTGTTCATCAAAACAGTATATGAAGGACAAATTATGATGCCTCCTTTAAATTAATATTAAAATTAGACATAAAAAAAGATGTTAGTTTTTTTCTAACACCTTCAAAGTTGTTTTTAAGATCAGTAGGATAAAGGTCTATAAAATAAATATCTGGATTTGATTTATAATATTCAACTTTTCTTAAAGTTTTATAATAATAATTTTTAAACATTGAATTATTAAGATCTTTACAATTATCATCAAATAACCCAAAATATTCAATAATAATTATTTTATCATTATGTTTAATAAAAAAGTCTGGTATATAATTTTCATTTGATATTATATTATGAAATTTATATTTAGATTTATTTAATCCTATTGCTTTTATATTTAAATTAAAATATTTTTTCATAAAAGTATAAATTAAAACTTCTTCATTAGAATTTAATTTACTACCATCAAAAGCTATATGTTCCTTAAAATCATCAGATGTTAAATTCCATTCTGGATGAAGTTTATTTAACCATTCATAAAATGAAGAATATTGTTTATTTTCAGTTATACAACAAGCCAATTTACTATAACCAAGTAATCTGATATTTTTAAATGTAAAAAACGATGGAATCTGTTGCTTAATATTTCTCATTTCATTTACATGAAAATAATTTTTTAAAACATACTCCATATATTCATCACAATTATTCACGTCTTGCCAATAACCAAGAGGAACATTTTTTAATTCAAATGGTTTAATATTATATTCTGGGAAAATTAAATTTAAATAATCAATTAAAGAACTTTTATAAAAATGATGAAAACTTATTCTATATTTACTAAAAGTTTTAAAATCTAATTGCAATATCTGTTCTCTTGTTTTATATCCAATTATTTCTGTAATAACATATCTGAGTAATATATTTAGATTATTCAAATTAATTAATTCAAGAGGTATACATTTCAATTGTTTTCCATTAGGCGTACTATAATATGTCCATTTCCACCATTGAATTATGTCATATGTATCAATTATTAAAGATTTATCTAAAATAATACCAAATTTACGTCTATAATTAGATAACTTTGATTTGCCTTTTCCGTATCCATCTAATTTAGTAATTAATAAACATTCGACTTGTTTTAATTTTAAACCAAGTTTATAAAATCTATTAGATATTGCACGTATTGACCTATTTGGCAATAAAGTTTCTATCTCTTCAATTGAATTGCAATTTTCAGATGCCTTAATTAGTATTTTATCTTCATTAATTGACCAAACTTCATTTATTAATTTTGCATTAATACCTAAATATTTTAATTTTTTATATATTGATATATTAGTTTTATTTTTTAATAATACCAATAATTGTTCAATAGTGCAATCAACATTATTTTTTAATATTTCAATTTCATCATTACTCCATTTATTATTTTTTACTAAATCTAATTTTTTACACAATAAACAAACTGAACCTTCTGATACATTATATAAATTACCTATTTCAGTATAAGTCATATTATTATAATTATTTTTAATAAATTCTATTTGTTCACTATTCCAATTAACTTTATTACTCATAATATCATCCTCCAAATTAAATTATTTTAAATTAAAAAAGAACTGATTATTATACCAGTCCTTGTTTACGTTTTGTTAAATATTCACATAATGTTTCAGTTCTCATAAATACCCAACAATATCTATTTGTATTTTCATTTAATGTTCTAGCAATATATCTTTCACCTATATTTAATAATTCCTTTTTAAGTCTATTGCTATAGCAATAAAAAGGTTTCAAATTAAACACTCCTTTAAATTAAATATTAAATTATTATTTTATCTATTGTTATTTTCTTTATCTCGACTGATTGTACCACCATTTGAAATTTCACCGTCAGAAACTTTTGGCCTTCCACCTTCATCATCATTTGAACCTTGGTTCATGTTTAAAGGTGGTCTCCATAAATCCTTAGACTCAACTAAATTTTCATATATAAGACTAGCATTATAGTCATCTGCGTTATGTCCATTAATGCTAGTAAGAACATTTAATGATCCACCAATAGAAGTTAATTTATATTCTCTGTCAAAAATTTCTTGTTGATTATACCAAGTAGTTTTCCATATATTTAATCTAAAAGTATATTTCTTTCTAAGGTTAACATTGCTAATACGATAGTTAAACCAACTTTGAATTTTATCTAACATGCTAAAAACTATAGATTGCATATATACTAAATTTTGAGTTATTCCTACAGAAGAATTAGTGGAAGACCCTCCTAGTAAAAGAGGATTCGCTCCAGCTTGCATATATGCCATTGATTTAGTAAATTCTGCTAAATTTTCTTTTTCATTTTGTACACTTTTAAAAGAAATTTCTTCTAATTTATAAGGACTACCGACCACGCATACAGAATCGGGCAAATTTGCTGCGACAGCAGAAACCCAAGATGACACAACATCTGGTTCTACGAGAGGTATGCCACTATCCTGATCTGTTGGAAAATTAATGGAAACCATTTTTAATTTTTGATCTCTCGAACTCTCAATCTCCTCATCAACTAAATCATTTAATAAAAACAATTCAGTAAACAATTGACTATATAAAGGCAAAAAGAAAGTATCATTATCTCCACCTAATTTAATACAACAAACTTTATCACTAGGTAAAGGTTGCCATTCTGGATATCTTAATCTATCAGAATTAGTTTTATATTTATCATATAATATTTTAAATTCATCAGGATAAATACTCCAAGCAAATTCAGATAATTCATTATCCCTATTTAAATCTTCAAAATATTTGAAATTAAACTCAACTGTATATTGACTGTTTTTTATCGAATATAATCTAACATATTTTATAGGCAAATCCCATAGATAAGGAAAATTACCATCATTCTTTTCAAATCCACAATATGCTCCATATCTAACTAAACTTTCTATAATTCTACGACCTGTTTTTTTTATATCTATATTATCAATATATTTTCTGACTGTATTAAATTCATTATTAAAATTTTTTAAAAGTTTATTTATCACTTCTTGAGATTCTTCTTCAGGCATTTCTTTTGAAGTTTGATTATTAATTTCTTCTTTTAATTTTTGCATTGTGTAAAAATCAGGTTGAAGATAATTATCTAATGTTGCCATATTTGTAGTTAGATTTACCAATACTTTATAAATACCTTCAGGTGCATATAGATTATCTGATAAATCAAGTATCTCATTTTGATATTTTTGTGGATTAGCAAGCCATAATTTTATTTTGTCGATAGTTACATTATTTAATTTCTTTTGTTTATTTTTAAATAAACCACCTATTCTTGATAGGGAAAAGTTTTTAGCTGAATCCCATGATTTTTTTAACGAGAATAGGTTAGGGGAGAGGTTTTGATCTAATTCTGACATTAAAAATGTAAAACCTCCTTTCTGTTAATCTATCTTCTTGCTCTTGATGATTTATTTGCTATTGCGAAATATGATGAAGGAGAGATGTTGTTTGGACGCTTACGAATTTTATTTTTTTTCTCCTCTAAATAAACCCACCATAAACCATATAAAAGTGCAGAAAATTTATCTTTTTGTATTTTCCTAGAAACTCTTTCTATTTTAGTTTCATTGCCATTTTGCTTATAAATTAAATTCATAATTTCTTCACATAAATTATCAGTTAATAAATATGGAATTTGTGAATTTGCTAATTCTTCACTATCTCTTATCTTATGTTTTATTTTTTTTTCTAAATCTTTTATTCCTTCATATGGTGTTTTTAATAAACCTATATCTAATTTATTAAATACTTGCATAAAATTATTTATCATATCACTATTTCTTGAATCTTTGCTTTGTGATTTTAAAGAAAAAACCATTGGAATACCATTTGGTGATTCATATTTCTTCCATTGTAATTTATCATCATTTACAACTTTATAAGGAGGATTGCCATCATCTAAATCTAATACTAATTGATCGCAAACTCCAGATCCAATGCCATTAGAATCCACAATTAAAATTCTAGCTTTAAATTCTTTTACTTTTTGTTTTAAAAACTTAGCTTGCCAAGTATCATGTTGCCCTTCCATAGAAAATAAATTAACAACTTCTTTAACATAATTGCCACTATTTTTAGGTGTTAATTTTATTACAACTAAACAAGAAAGAGCATTCTCATCTCCTTCATTTCTGCTAACATCATAAGCTAAACAGTAAATTACATTATTATCTCCACAATGTTCCCATTCTGCAATTCCAACATTTCTACATTTTTGTAGTTTTGCATCGGAAACAAGACTATCAGAACTTGAACCAGTCCATATTGATTGATATTCACGCATAAAATCTAATATTGAATAGGTTGGTGATTCTCTTAATTCTTCAATAAAATCAATATCTAATTGACCATACATACAAGGCAATTCATATGAATTTCCTAAACAAAATGCAGATTTACCATTAATCATATCTTGATAAACTTCAGACATTTTTTCATAAGAAAATTGCTGTTGTGTTCCTGCTGTTGTAATATATAATTCACATTTATGTATTTCTTCTGGATCAACACCACTACATGCAGCTATGCGGTCATTAGCCATAAGGGGTATCACAACTGCATTAAGTATATTACCATCAAACTTTTTATCTGAAATTTCTTCAATTGCTCCACCG